ATGATTATGATTTATTCATTCATTCGCTGGTTCATTCGTATATTTAAAATGCCCGCAACAGGTTCTGATACTCCGACTATCGTCCCTGCGCCAGAACCTGTTTCTGACGTCGAAATGGACACCGAGACCGACGCCGACGCCGACGCCGCGGCCATGTATTGGCCTCTTACTATAAGATCGGTTAGCAAATGCGACCTATCTTATTTAAACGACAAGTGGTCAGAAGATATGATTCGTGACGGAATGCGCGCAATCCTTCGCACGGGTCAATTACAACAAGTCAAGTCCAAAGAAATCAACGTATGGAAGCATCTCTCAGAGTATAGCCCACCAGAAGGCCGCGGGTTCCAGTTCAGCGCAGGCGATGACGATATCGTTACTCAGGTTCAGAATCATATGGAGGTCGGGCATTCTGGTGCGAGCATGGGATGGACGATGCGCAATATCGAGTTCATCGCGAAGAATGGACTTCCTGCGCATCGAGCGATGTTTCTTGAAAGTCGTCGTCGTCGTGACGAAGAGGAGGATAATAAGTGATTTATAGCGGGGTTTCACAATAACATGGCAACGTATCAACATCAATCAAGATATGCGTATTCTTGCCTTCTTTCAGGAATTTCGCCGCGAGTGATGCGTGTTTCTTGTATTTTTTATGTGTGATTTTGTATTCGTTAAAGAGCGGATTGTGGATTTCCTTTGCGGGAATGTGGCCATGAACCGACCGTGATATCATCTTATAGAGTTTGAAATCGGGATATCTCTCCTCGCCGCTGGATTTGTAGAGGACGTTTCGCCCCTTGTCGTCGGTTGTCCATTTCACAACCAACTTTATAATCGGGTCGGATTTACACAGCTTTTCTACCTTGTGTAGGTCATAAATGAAATAGTCGAAAAGTGCGCAGGCGAAACGGCATAAATCGAAACTATAATTCGGTTCGACCGTTGGTTTTTCTGGGTTGTAATACGGGGGGAAATTGTATTGGGTTGCTGCGTCGCCCTTGGGGTGAAAACTGTCGCTACAAATCAGCTCTCCGCGGAATTTGTAGATCGCGCGGCCGAAATCGATGATCTTGAAAATGCGACCATAAGTAGGAACCTTGTAATACTGGCCTTCGTATAAGTAGTAAATGAACTCTTCGGTTGTTTCGATAAACATGATGTTATTTGTATGAAGGTCGTTATGCGTAAAAGCGAACATTTTTTGATAAATGACGAGTGTCATAATTACTTGGAACAAAAGCGACGTCCATTCTTCTTTTGTTAATTCGTCTCGCATCATAATATGGTCGAGTGTACTCACGCATTTTTCAAGTAAAATTGCCTGGATCGGGAAGTCTTTGATTTTTACGATAATCTGCTCGTCGTCGCTGTAATCGGTATAAGATGACATTTCGCTGTCGCTCTCCTTTTCACAGTCTTCATCAGTATCGCGGTTATCATCATTCTTTTTTTCACAGTCGGTACTTATTTTCTTGTCGCGTTCGCCGCCGTCTTCGTCTTCGTCTTCGTCTTCGTCGTCGTCGTCTTCGTCGTCGTCTATAGTAGTATAAGATGAATTTGACTGTGATGTATCGCTGTCGTCGCTGTCGTCGCTGTCGTCGCTGTCGCTGTCGCGGGTGTTTCGTCGGCTTTCACTCACGTTATTACCTCCAACAGTAGTACTATCTAATACGTGTGAATCTTTTTCTTCGCTTCGTGAATCAAAATCATCAACATGTATTTCTACGATGTCGAGAGATTCCGCCGACGCCGACGCCGATGCTGCATCTCCGGAGTCGACACTAGATGTCGGTTCAAAAGATGTTATTACTGTCGGTTCGAAATCCATCACATCTTCTAGAATCGATATAGGCTTATTTAATACCGGATTCAACTTATTTCGGAGTTTCAACCATTTATGATCACGCATACTCGATTCATCATCTCCAAACTGCGAGTAATCGATTGTAAAACGTTCATTTTCATATGTATTAAAAAAGGAACAGTCAGCCAAATATTCGATATCATCAAATACATTCGTTGAAAACTCACGTTGCTTACAAAGATAGCTGCCATAGTAGTCTAAACCATGAACAATACCATGTGTGTGTAGTGCGCGACTTGTCAAATACGAAAAAAACCCATCAACATACGATGAATTATTCCTATTCAGCATTTTTTCTTCACAGTTTTCCGGAGTTGAGTCGTATCTAGGAAGTGATGACTTTACCGACGCCGACGCCGACGACGGTTCATATTTCCCAGACAAATATCGTATAGGGTCCAATAGAGGCGAATATTTGACAAACATCGGGACATTCGTCGTATTTCCATGATCGTCGCCGATGACTGTTTCTAAATGATTTAGAGAAGTGGGAAAATTGCTCACATTATCGCCACTACGTCTTGTCTCTTCCATAATGTTTGTAGGATGTTCAATAACATTCTGTAAATAATACGTTTGATTCAATTGTATGCCTTTATAATTTGTCTCGTTGAGGTCGAAAAACCTCGAATAAATGGGTATATAATTTTGGATATCATACAAAAGCGCCGAATCAATCCTATCCGGTGTATATTTATGTTTTCGATAATGAATGTGAAATGGCGGCGTCATTTTCCTAAAATAGAATAGTATGATTGTTCGATAGAAGTTTTATATTGGTTTTAAACGGGCGGTGTCCATCATACCATTCATGCTTCGTATAAACCGTCGCAAAAAAATATCCGTTGTTTGTATCACCAAAGGTATAGCAGATGAATTTAGAACTCGCGAAATTCGATATGAAGGCCATCAGCTTTCGCCCCGATGAAAATAAGGGCCCCGTTATCGTGCTCATCGGGCGTCGTGATACCGGTAAAAGTTTCCTCGTTCAGGACTTGATGTTTCACCACCAAGATATTCCGATTGGAACCGTCATCTCCGGTACGGAGGCCGGCAACGGTTTTTTCGCAGCCCATGTGCCGAAATTATTCATCCATGATGCGTATAATACAGCCATTATTGAGAATATTCTCAAGCGCCAGAAGGCAGTCCTAAAACAGGTCAAAAAAGAAATGGATACGTATAAGAAGTCGTCGATTGACCCAAGGACGTTCGTTGTATTGGATGACTGCTTGTATGATAACAAATGGACGAAGGACGTGATGATGCGTCTCCTCTTCATGAACGGCCGTCATTGGAAGATCATGTTAGTCATCACAATGCAATATCCATTGGGTATCCCGCCGAATCTCCGCACGAATATCGACTACGTTTTTATTCTACGCGAGCCATATATCGCGAATCGTAAGCGAATCTACGACAACTATGCGGGTATGTTCCCCACATTTGAGAGCTTTTGTCAGGTCATGGACCAGTGCACCGAGAATTATGAGTGTCTCGTCATCAATAACAACGCGAAATCGAACAAATTACAAGACCAAATTTTCTGGTATAAGGCACAACAGCACGGGCCGTTCAAGCTGGGCAGTAAGGAATTCTGGGAAATATCGAAAAATCTCGGTTCTGATGACGAAGGAGAGCAGACGTATGACCCTAACGCTGCTAAAAACAGTAAGGCACCGAAGATTAACGTGAAGAAGAGCAAGTGGTGATGTGAAAGCTGCTTCACATTTGGGTGTAGTAAGATTCCGAAAATAGCATTCAATAGAAACCGCTTTGGTCTATCCCAAAGCGGTTTTCCGAAATTAGTATTTTAACCTTATTTGTCGCTTTTTTAATTAAAAGCGACAACTAGTTAACCGTTGCTTTCATAAATAGCGTTTTTTTATATGAAAGCAAACATCGCCGAACCCACCGCTTTCATAAATCCGCTTTTAGATTATGAAAGCAACATCAACCGCTTATTTATCCGATTCAACACATCAGACAAGTCAAACCCATGCTCATTCGGATTGTATCGAATCATTGCGTAACCTTGATTCTTGATGAACTCTTCTCTCGCTACTTCGTCGTGAGCAGACCGGTCGTGATGTCCATATTCATCACATTCCACGACAATCAAATCATCCGTAAAACACAAATCCGCAAAATACGAACCAATTCGAAACTGCCGAGTCATCGCACGTAATCCCCGATATGCATTTTCAATAAACCCGATGGTCTGTCCTTCAATACACATCGGGAATTTGACACACTTCACATTATCTGACACGTCTACAATATATTTACTTCTCAACTTGAATGAGTTTTTCAGCAGTTCAAATGCTTCTTCCGTAAGCATATATACGATACGGTTATGACCTCCGTGTTTTATCGTATCGCCAAGACCAGTAACTCGTGACTTTATATAATGGATATTCTCTCGGTAGTTCTTCTCCAAATGTAATGTTAAATGGACCTTTTGTGACTTGAAATGACACACCAACTCCTCCAAATCGCGCGTGAACTCGGGCATGATGTAAAAACGGTATATTACATACGACAGTTCAGATAGACAATTGTTCAATTTTATGAAAAAAGCGTTTTCATAAAAAGTGCTTTACAAACATAAAGCGAAAACAACTTAAAGACATCCGTATATACATAGTATAACATACGCTCATAACGATGTCCACCGCTTCTTCTACCTCCGCCGCCTCTGCTGCTACACTCAACATCGTTGAACTGATTGAAAAAAATCCGATTACAAAGTTGTCACAAACATACAACAATTTTCTCCTTGAAAAAATCCAAGAAAACTTCAGCACATTCGAGCAACAATTATTCGTTAGTAGTTTCTACTGTTACCTGAATTATGATAAGAATACTGACTTTATTGTTGACTTGGATAATGTATGGAAATGGTTGGGATTCACACAGAAGATAACCGCAAGAATGATGATTGAATCCAACTTCAAACTCAACGTAGATTATACTGTGTCAATTCCTGAATTTAAAAAATCAGAACAAAAAGAACAACAATCTGGTGGTAGTGATGAAGAACAACCATCTGAATCAACCGTTCCAGCTAAACCAAAGAATGGTGGGCAAAATAAGCAAACCATCAAACTAACCATCCGATGCTTCAAACTGCTCTGCATGAAAGCACAAACCAAGAAAGCGGGTGAAATCCATGACTACTATTTGCGCTTGGAAGAAATTATTCTTATGGCTGTCGACAAAGAATCAAATCAGCTCCGCGCCCAGCTCGAACAAACAAACGCCCAGCTCAACCAAGCCACCATCACCCTCAACCAAGCCACCATCACCCTTACCCAAGAAAAGAAACGCGCAATTGAACAAACCCTCATCAGCCAATTTCCGGTGAATACTCAAACAATTTACTTCGGCACCATAGACAATACCAACGCCGACAACGAGAAACTTATCAAATTCGGACAAACCAACAACCTCGCCACCCGCGTCGCAGATCATCACAAGAAATACAATAACTTCATCCTCACCGCCGCATTTCGTGTCACCAACAGATCCGAAATTGAGAACCATATCAAAGCGCACCCAAAAATCAAACGCCAACTTCGCATGATTGAAGTCGCCGGGAAAAACAAAACCGAAATCATCGCATATGATAACACCAATTTCACAATTGCCCGCTTGACAAAACATATTCAGGATATCATTCACGCAAGAATGTACAATGTTGAAAATTTCAACAAACTGCTTCAACGCAATGAAGAATTGGAAACCGAAAATGCGAAACTCGTCAGCGACCTCGAATCGAAAAAGAAGACTATCCACGAACTCACACTTGCGAATAATGAACTCAACGAGAAAACCGCACAACAAACCCAAGCACTTCAAATCGTCGCAAGCGAAAATGAATCACCCTTCACCCAACACATTCTTCTCCCCGATAATGAAATGACGCAAAAGTTCGACGAGTTCGTCGCGACATGCTGTATCGTGCGTCATGATGTCGAAGAAGAGTCGGTGAATCTTGAAGGGCGATTCCGTCTATGGTCACATACAAAACCAACGAAAGAGACCTTCCACGCTCTGAAGCATTATATGGACGTCA